TATGATGGCATCACTACTAGAGAGATCGATGAATTAACATTGCGCGCCGTAGTAGATCTTATCGATATAGAAAGCAATCCTGATGTCGGACACATTAATTACCAATATGTTGCGGGTAAGCAGCGTCTTAGTATGCTCAGAAAGGATGTATATGGAACCTACCAGCCTCCCAGTCTTTATGAAATTGTAAAGAAGAATGTTGCAGTTGGACTCTATACCCCAGAACTACTAACATGGTATAGTGAAGATGATTGGAACAAAATGAATGAAATCATCGACCACACAAAAGACGAAGAATACTCATATGCTGCTATCGAACAGTTGATCGAAAAGTATCTTGTCAGAAATCGCGCAACAAAGGAAATTTATGAAACTCCCCAAGTTCGTTACATGGTGGCAGCAGCTACTGTCTTCCATAAAGAAGAACCAAACACTACAAGAATGCGCCTCATCAAAGAATATTATAGTGCTGCTAGTGATGGGTTATTTACTCTTGCGACCCCTGTATTGGCTGGTCTGGGGACTCCAACGAAGCAGTTTTCTAGTTGTGTACTCATTCGTAGCGATGATGATTTGGATAGTATATTTGCTAGTGGAGAAATGATGGCCAAATATGCTAGCAAACGCGCTGGCATTGGTCTAGAGATTGGCAGATTAAGACCATTAGGATCGCCGATTCGCGGCGGCGAAATCATGCACACAGGCATGATACCATTCTTAAAGAAATGGTTTGGTGATCTACGTTCATGCTCACAGGGTGGAATTCGCAATGCTAGTGCTACGGTGTTCTACCCCATTTGGCATCATCAGTTTGACGATCTAATCGTTCTTAAGAATAACCAAGGAACAGAAGAAACTAGAGTTAGACATATGGACTATGGCGTAGTACTATCAGCATTCTTCTGGAAAAGGTTCAAAAATCGTGAAAACATCACCTTTTTTGATCCTAACGAAGTTCCAGACTTATACGAGTCGTTCTATACTAATTCTTCGAAGTTTGAAGAACTTTATGTCAAATATGAAAAACGCAAGGATTTGCGTAAAAAGACCATGAGTGCAGAAGAAGTATTCAAGTCAGGAATCTTGAAGGAGAGAACAGACACCGGCCGTATCTATCTTGTCTTCATTGATAATGTCATGAATCAAGGTCCGTTTGATCCCGAATATCATACAATCTACCAGAGTAACCTTTGCTGTGAAATCCTATTACCTACTAAGTCATTTAAGCGTCTTGACGATGATGCTGGTCGCATTGCTCTTTGCACTTTGGGGAGCATTAACTGGGGTGCGTTCCGTAACCCTGAGGATATGCGCCGTGCTTGTCGCATCCTACTCCGCAGTCTCAATAATATATTGGATTATCAAGACTTTCTATCAATTCAGTCCAAGCTAAGCAATGACGAGATTCGCCCAATTGGAATCGGCATTACGAATCTAGCTTACTGGCATGCCAAGCGCAGTTTGAAGTATGGTGAATCTGATTCGTTGCAAGAAGTTAAAACTTGGATGGAGCATCAGGCATACTATCTAACTGAAGCAAATATCGAACTAGCTAAAGAGCGTGGCCCATGCTTGCACTCAGACAAGACACGATATGGTAAAGGAATCTTCCCTTGGGAGCTACGAGCAAATGGCGTAAATGAACTAGCAGATTTTACTCCTGAACTTGATTGGGAAGCCTTACGTATTGACATGAAGCAAAGTGGAGTACGCAATTCTACATTAATGGCAGTTGCCCCAGTGGAAAGTTCAAGTGTAGTAATCAATTCAACCAATGGTATTGAAATGCCAATGGCATTGATCAGTGTTAAGGAATCAAAGGCTGGATCATTTGTTCAGGTTGTTCCAGAATATCACAAATTAAAGAACAAGTATGAACTAATGTGGGATCAGACAGATTGCCAAGGCTATCTAAAGACTGCTGCTGTTATTGCTGCTTATGTTGATCAGAGTATTTCAACAAACACATTCTATAATCCAGCACACTTTCCAAATCGCAAAGTGCCAACTACACTGATTGCAAAGAACCTAATGCAAGCACAATTGTGGGGAATCAAGACTTTCTATTACTCATTGATTAATAAGAAGGGTTCTAAGACAGAAGATGCTGTAGTTGAAGCATCGGTGCAAGTAGTTGAGGAAGAAGAATCAGATTGCGAAAGCTGCAAGCTCTAAGAGGATCATATGTCAACGCAACAATATAACCTAACCACAAAGACAGACTATCTTTCACGCAAGATGTTCCTAGACCCTGCAGGTCCTGTAACCATTCAGCGTTTTGAAGAAGTAAAGTATAACAAATTAGCAAAGTTTGAACAAACTGCGAGAGGTTTCTTTTGGATTCCAGAAGAAGTCAGTTTAACTAAAGACGCTAATGATATGAAAGAAGCTAGCGAGGCTGTAGCACACATCTTCACTAGCAATCTACTTCGACAGACTGCACTTGATAGTATTCAAGGTCGCGGTCCAACTCAGATCTTTACCCCAGTATGCTCTATTCCTGAATTAGAAGCATTGATGTTCAACTGGGGATTTTTCGAATCAAATATTCATAGTCGCAGCTACAGCCATATTATTCGCAACATCTATAATGTTCCAAAGGAAGTATTCAATACGATTCATAATACAAATGAAATCGTTGACATGGCTTCAAGTGTAGGCAAGTATTACGATGATTTACATCTATTGAATTGCAAGAAAGAAACTGGTAACAAGGTATCAGAAGAAGAGCATGTAACAGCTATTTGGTTGGCACTGCATGCAAGCTATGCACTTGAAGCATTTAGATTCATGGTATCGTTTGCTACCAGTCTTGCTATGGTTGAGAACAAAATCTTTATCGGAAACGGTAACATCATTAGTCTAATTCTACAAGATGAACTCTTGCACAAAGAATGGACTGCATGGATGATCAACCAAGTCGTCAAAGAAGATGAACGCTTTGCAAAAGCCAAACTAGAATGCGAGGCTGAAGTGCGTCAGATATACACAGATGTAATTCGTGAAGAAAAGGAATGGGCTGACTATCTATTCAAGAAGGGTCCTGTTATTGGACTTAACGCAAACATTCTGAGTGACTTTGTAGACCACACTGCTACAGATGCACTCAAACAAATCGGAATCAAGTACTGGAACCCATCACCAAAGACTACGCCAATTCCTTGGTTCAATAAGCACACTGACACAAGCAAGAAGCAGACTGCATTGCAAGAGTCAGAATCAACAAATTATGTTCTGGGCGTAATGTCAGATGTATTGAATTACGACGAACTACCAAATTTATAAGGAGATAATAATGCAAAAAGCAATCATTTGGAGTAAGGATAGCTGTCCTTATTGTGTGAGAGCAAAATCGCTACTTGAATCAAAGGGTATTGAATTTGAAGAGCGTAAGATTGGTTCAGGATACACTAAGGAAGATCTACTTGAGGCTGTGCCTACTGCCCGCACTGTCCCTCAAATCTTTCTAGACGGTGAATTGGTGGGCGGATATGATCAACTAAAGGTAAGACTATCATGAATTTAAATCTTCTGACGAGTGGTGAGGTATATACCTTCAAATTGACTTCGGGAGAGGAGCTTATTGCTAAGGTACTAGACATGCAAGGCACTGAATTAGTAATCAGCAGCCCGGTCTCTGTTGCTCCCGGTCCCAACGGAATCGGACTAATGCAGAGCTTGTTTACTGCAAATCCAGAGGCCGAGACAAGACTAAATACTAATACTGTAACTGTTTATGCATTGACGGATGAGAGCGTCAAGACAAAGTACATTCAAGCTACAACTGGCTTAGTTGTACCTGATAAGAAAGTATTAATAGGGTAACTATGCCTAAATTGTCGAGAAAGGGTGATAAGAATACGACTGGTGGACAAATTGTTCGCGGCGCCAGCACGGTATTTGCTAATGGAATTGCAGTAGGACTGCATGTTAGTGACATTACCCCGCACTCGCCGAACTCTGGTACACATAAGGCTGCAAAGACTACGGAAGGTAGTCCTACTGTATTCGCTGAGAATGTTGCCGTGCTAAGAGAAGGCTCCGGTAACAACTGCGGTCATAAGATCGTAGATGGTAGTCCGGACGTATTCGTACCGTAAAATATGGCAAATTCAGGTAAGCAAAGTCCACTAGGTGTAAATGTTCTCGGTTCATTGATGGCGAACCGAGGCTTTAGAATTAATCCAGTAGCAGCAGCTATAATGGGATCTAGTAAGACTAATGCTTCATACACCCCTGGATCAGCAGTAACAGATACTGTACTGAATTTTCTTACGCAAGCGATACACTTGGGTTATGCTGCTTATAATAGCGGATATCTATCTTCCACTACTTATAATAATCTCATCTCGATAGGAAGCAATACTATTCCTGCATTGGGTAATTCTAAACCAGCAACATATGATGTTACTGATCCTGCAGGTATTTGGACTACTTCTGCTGTCGCATATGGCGTGCAGCAAGGGATCGCCGGCGCATTACCCGGTCCAGCAACTTCAGGCTATGGCACTACTAGCGACACTGGTCAAGGTCAAGAAGCAACATGGTATCCCTACAATACAACAAATCCTAATCATTCGATTACTCAATGGGGCTGGATTCGTTGCCATGCATTACAAGCTTGGAATGAGTTTAACTGGAATGCAACCGATGTTTCAGCTACCACACCAGCATACAAAGAATTTTGCAATTCTTTCATCACTGCATTCTCTACTGTTAATGCTGCTAATCAATCAATCAATGCTGTAAATAACGCCGATAATTTCTTGACCGGTGCATATAGTAATATGAATGATCTAATCAGTGCTGACATTGCCGGAGTTAGCTTATCAACTGTTGACTTTGGTACAGACTTAGAGAATTTAGGTAAGGCTATCGATCTAAAGCAAATCGAGACTTTTGGACTACCGTCAAATCTACTTAGAACTCTATCAAAAAATCTTGCAATCACTTCTGACTTGAGCTTAGCATTACTTGCGGCAGGATTGACATCATCAGAGATAGCTAATATTACTGGTGGGGTCACTCCTAATCTTTCAAAGCAGAAAGAGCAGCAAATCTACGGTGCATTCTTGATCATTCAAGGTGAGAATCTAGCACACATTCTAGCACCTCTTCAGTGCAAGACATCAGGGTTTAATTCACTTGCAGACTTACTAAATCTACGAAAGCTATTCCCCATTAGCTATGCTTCATTAACGGTTCCTATTTACAACGCTACTCCTGGACCTACAAATAGTAAAACATACTACTTGATATATCAAGATGGTGGTGTAAACTTAGCATTAGATGCTCCTGCAATAAAGTCATATGTGGGAACAATTATCCCTAAAGGTCGCCCGCCGATCTTTGAAAAGACAGTAAGCCCTGCTAACTTTGTACAGCTGCCTACAGGATTTGGATCATATCTAGATGGCATTATTCCATATGATCAGTCTATTGCTGCTGGCGCATTTTCATATACAATGAGGCAGATTAGAAATATTCAAGTCGTTGATACTGAAAAGTTTGCCAAAGTTGCTAAAGGTATAGAAAACACTGAAGGATTAGGATTGATTGCTGGCACTAACAAACCAACTGATCAAGATGCAGTTGACTACGCTATTGAACAGCAGGCATTGGGTACTGGTCCTTATGGCACATTAACAATGTCTGATTTCTTTGGTTCTATGTCGGGTCTTCCATATCCTTGGAAGAAGATCGTTCAACGAATAAAAGAATGTCAAACAACTAATCTCGCAACCATCTACAGTAATTTGTACACTACGATCAATTCATATACGCCACCTGGAGATTTAAATACCCCTGTACAGGCATATATCGATCAAGCGAATGCAGAGATTGCAGCTATACTTACTAGTATGCCAATGCAAGCAAGATATCTCAACACATACTGGGATATATTAGGCACTCAGTTAAAGATTGAACAACGAACACGATACTCGTATATTCCTCCAGTACCGGTTCCTAAGGATTTGTTTTTGTCATCTTACTTGAGTGCTGCAACTACATTCGTTGACAGCATTCCACAAATGTCGCAAGATACTAGACCGCATATGGCTGCACAAACACTAGAAGCTGTTGCAGATCTATCTGATTTGGGCGGGCAAAGTATTGTTGGGCAGATGAGACAAGAAAGAAACCAAATTAGATTGCAGAAGATAGGAATCGAGTTGGACAACAACATTCCTGACTATTTACCTAATACCGTAGAAAGAGCCTTGTTAGCTAATGGAACAGTACCTGGTGCAAGAGCAGGTATCACAAATGCGAATGGGACATATACTCTTCCCGCATGGCCTGAAACAATCGATGAGAATGGACAAGAAGTTGCACCTACTCCATTAGGCGCCTACACTCCACCGTTCCAATATATTGCAGGAGTTGCAGACGGTGATATCACTCCGATTCTCGATAACGCAACGACCCCAGTTGTCAGCACAATTGTTCCATCAGGTCCCGTGATTGTCAATAGTTCACCTATAGATAACATTGTCATCATCAAACCTGCAGCAGAGTATGATCCAAATAATCTTCCACCTAATTTGGACCCTGCATATCTAAGAAGTACAACACTTCCATCAACACCAAATATCAATATGGCAATTCAGCAAGTGATTGCTTGCAATTGCGACTGTTGGGTCTGATCCAAAATATAGGTTGACATCGACCAAACTATCGTGCATCATTCGTGTATGGAAAACATTCAAAACATGATTGAGCTTTCGGAAGAGGACATGTATTGCAGGATGCTTGACGCACTCCTGGAATACGTGCAATCTATGAATCACGAAGATTTGACTAAACGCGACTTCTCAATACTAGAAGCAATTGTCGAATTCTATGGATTTGACCAAGAATTGCTCAATGATTTCCTGAACCAGGCTACTGAATTGCTAGAACGAGACAACGCATTCGTAACTCATTGATTCTTATACGATTTTAGTTCTTGCATTTCGTGTACGGGTTCTGTAGAATATCATCATCGACTTGAGAAACGGAGCTTGATATGAAGATCGTCATTCAGACTCAGTACGCCGAAAACTACGGTGCTCATGATTGGGACGGTAAGGGTGCTTGCCCGCAGTATTGGAAGTTCAAGGGTGGTGACACTTATGTTGTACCCAATCTTTCGGTCGAGCAGGTCATGAGGGTCAAGGATCGTGGCATCCCGACTCTCAAGGCTTTGATTGAAACCAGCAGTGATTACTCCAAAGAGTATGTCACCGACTGGTCCATCTGTGACGATGGCGATAAGGTCTGCGAAGCCTACGAAACCCCATTTGAGTTGTTTTGGGAAAAGGGTCGCTGGGTCGCCCGTCGCACCGTCAAGAATGACGAGTACGGTTACATGCGCCCTGAGATTGCTAGCAAGACCGAGCAATTTGATATGCTCATGGCAGGTGAACGTGGTGACTACACTGTAGTGTACACCTTGGTTGACGGTAGCAAAATGGAAAACTTTATGATTGATCTTCACTAAGGAGTAAAAGTATATGAGCAACATTGAAATTGAAGTCATGGACCTCTTGGGGGAAGGTGTTAGCATCTACTCTATCGCTCGAATTACTGAGCTTCCTGTACCAGTGGTTGAGGGGATCCTTGCTATTGACCCCGACTACGAATTCAGTTTGGAATAATATCCGAAAAAGTTGTCACATAGCACACACTGTGCTAGATTAAACTCATGAGGAATAAAATTCAGTGATTAGGCTGCTGACAATTTTTACAGAACTTGTTTTTACTTTTGGTTTTTTTATTTCCATGTATATGGATCTTGCAAAAAAAGCAAAACTAAAGTTTCTTCCGTTACTGTATTATTCAGTGCTGAGCGCGGGAGTAGGCATCCAACTGTTGATTGGTGCTGTAATTGTTTTTTAGGTAACAATACGTTACAGAGGATGTGAAATGACCGACCGCGAATTGTTGAAACTGGCTGCGAAAGCTATTCACTTCAAATGGGATGATCAGGCTTTTGACGGCACACTGATAACGGGCAAGGCGAGATGGAACCCCCTCACCGATGACGGCGACGCGCTGCGGTTGGCGGTGAAGTTGAATCTAAGCGTTGATTTTTTTGATGATGCAATCACAGTTGAGCATACCCCAGACAGCGCCCAATGCTATGAAGTCATTGAGCCAGTTGGCACAGACCCCTACGCCGCCACCCGTCGCGCCATTGTCCGTGCTGCTGTTGAGATTGGGAGGACGATGCCATGACCCGCGAAGAACTGATCCGCATGGCGCATGAGGTTGGAATCCTTATGGTGTCTCACCGTCACCAAGACGCAGCGACAAAACTGGAACGCTTTGCCGAACTGGTCGCAGCCGCCGAACGTGAGCGAGCGCAGCAAATTGTTGAGGGCATGAAGCCTGAGATGCAGGCTAGGCTGGAAAAAACCTACATGGAAGGCGCAGTGGCTGGTGCAAAAGCCGAGCGCGAGGCGTGTGCGAAGGTGTGCGATAACTATGACATCCGAGCCAAGACTTCCGATGGTTGGATCATCTTAACAGAAGCGCAGAGGGTGAGCAGTGAACTTGCCACAAAGATCCGCGCAAGGAACAATAATGAGTGATGGTATCTCACATGAGATTAAACTAGATGCTTTTCATCGTCATGAAGCATTGGATCGTTCTCATGTTATTCTGCTAATGCTTGAAGAAGTTTTACTTCAACATCCCTTCGTAAAAGCAAATCCTGGAATCAGTCAGAAGCTAGAAGAAGCAGGCTCATGCTTGGCTCAGGCATATCAGATGATAGGGCTTAGTGAGGATCTAGAGTAATCAATGACTTACGAGGCACTGTAAGTTATTGATTTCATTGGAATTAAAGTTCTTGCGTTCAGATTCATTTGGACATATACTACATCTACAGTTGATTCACGGAGTTTGCAATGTACAACGAATACGATATGGACCTTGCATTGACTGAATACATGGACAAGATTCAGTTGGATTATGATAGCTTCAATAAGCACATGGACCGGTCAGGTTATCCTAACCCCGATCCTCGGTTGAATATTCAGATTGACCGTGGTAGTAAGTTTTACAAGGTTGTAGTCAATAAGAGCGTACACAGTTTTGTCTGTAAGAAGGCACACGATAAGTGGAAAGTGGGCGACATTCTGAAGGCTGCAAGTTGGAAGGCTCCTGCTAAGAATTTCGTGCGCGGTAACGTTCTGTCTCAGGAATACACTAGCCTCAGGTGGTCGGGCGTCTAAGTTATTGATTCTACTGGAATTAAAGTTCTAGACTTGTTAGATCTTTGGGTTTATACTATCTCTATAGTTGATTAACGGAGAGTACGAAATGTCTACCGCGCAAAATCTTAAAAAGTTCAAGAAACTTTCGGCTGAGCTTCGAAAGCTTGAAAAGGAAATGAATCTCCTGCGCGAAAAGGAGCACGCGGTTGAGTCGGATTATGATGAAGTCCTTAGTGAACTTCGGCGTTCAGTTGAGGTTGTAAAGGGCAAGGACGGTTATCCTAAAAAGTTGGTATTTAATGGTCGTGTTCTGAAACTGTCATATAATATTCGGGATAAGGAATACACCGTACACGAAAAGGATAAGGTCCTTAGTACTAATCTGCGTTGTTCAATAAATGACCTGCGTCTTATGTTTGCAACAGGTGAATTTTAAGGCTTGACTTTAGGCTGTATATTTACTATAGTAGGAAATCACAATATGAATCCGATTAGCATCAATGATATTTCTGTCGCCATCATGTGTGGCAACTACACCAACGAGCAGTTGAATGCCATTGCTATGGCGATTACTTATCGTCGAAATCAACTGGGGCAAGCTACTAAGCGTAGTCTTTCCCTTCACTCGAATGTAAAGTTTGTGAGTTCGCGGGACAACCGAACCGTACTCGGTACCGTAACCAAGATAAATCGTAAGACTGTTTTGGTTCGTGAAGATCGTGGCAATTACGCGCCATTGAATTGGCGAGTACCCGCTAATATGCTGGAGGTTGTATAATATGAGCAAGTATTTTAAGTCCTCTCTTTCTTTGAAACCGCGGGTTCAGTTTGATCCCAGGAACAAAAAGCATATGCTTGACTTTGCTAGGTTCGTGAAGTACAATAACTGGAAAGACGGGTGTGCTTACTATCTTGAAGATCCATTCACGGACATTCCGTCTATGATTCGTACAAAGATCGCCGAGAGTACGCTGTCAACCTATCTCAAGAAAGTTTAACACGATTGGTATTTTACTGATAAGGTATAATTGAACAATGAACAAACGAATTAAAGAACTCGCTGAACAGGCTGGGTTTAATCCTATACAACGTGGCGATCATACCGTATATGATATCTCAACTGAAGAGAATATCAAACAGTTCGCCGAGTTGATTGTTAAGGAATGTGCCAGTCAGGTCAACTTCACCGATCTTGGTCGCGGCATGCCTTATGGTGATTTGATTCTCAAGCACTTTGGAGTTGAATAATGGGAACTAATTACTACGTTGCTAAGAATATGTGTGATTGCTGCAATCGATACGACGAAGAGTATCATATCGGCAAGAGTTCTTGGGGTTGGGCATTCACCTTTCAAGGTTACAAGTATGACAATCTGACTTCTTGGAAGTTGTGGAAGGAATTCCTCAAGAACCAAATCATTATGGATGAATATGGATTGCGGATAAACTATGATTGGCTTGTCTCTTTCATAGAAAACGAGAAATCTCCAAATCATGTTCGTGATGATGGGCATAAAAATCTTCAACACAATGAAGAGGGCAAGAAGGA